ACACGGCCTCACGCAACTGGAATACCGTCTTACCTTGAAGTTGCATACGCTCTACGTCCCGCTGCCTGTCCTCAATCAGTTCCTTGAGCGGATTAATGTGAGCTTGATAGAGCAGTTGCAATGCCTTTGTTTTCTCTTGGAGTGACTCGGCAGGCTTCCCCTCTTTGGCATAAGCCTCCGCCATCTTCATGTGCAGAGATGCAAGCTCCTCCAGCATTGGTGCTTGTTGGGCGGCAGTTGCACCTATAGCCGCATTATAGCCAACTGCTGCCTCGGCTAACTCAATGTCTAGCGCTATCAGTTGTCTCTCCAATTCCAAGCGCGCTTGCAGGGTTTCGATTAGTTTCTCCTCGGCCTTTTCCAAGGCGTCCAGCCACTTGGCCCGCTCTTGCGTGGCAGTAGTATCCTCGGTGGCTTGTGCATTAGCAGCCCTTACAATAGCCAAGGTTTTCTCGGCTTCCGTCTGTCGTCGGCCTGCTTTATCTTCGCTTGTATGATTGCCCTATCAATAGATACGCCCTGAGCAGTTACAAGAATCCCTCTCTTCTGCTGCTCTTGAAGCTTATTGACCTCAGCCGTCGCCTCCTGGACGGCCTTTATGTAGGGCCCCAAGTCACCAACCTGCTCCTGTACTGAGGGAGCAAGAACACCATACAGCCCTCTAGCAGCTACCTCTGCGGCCCCAAGGGTAGTAGTTCTGCCTCCTGCTTCTACTCGCGTAGCAGCGCCAAATCTCGATTGCCTCTCTAGGTCCAGTATCTGGCCCGCAAGGCTCTTGTCAACAGCACTAGTAATTTCAGTCTCAAGTGCTGTTTCCCTAGCTTCATACCGACTCTTCCTCCCTCGGAGGGCATACGCTATTGGAGCGCCAATGATTGTCATTGTGAGGGCAGTCTGGAGTCCCGCTATCCTTCTCCTCCCACGTTGGGCTGCCTCCAATTCTCCCTTAAGTTGTTCCGTGTGTTCCCTAAGGTGAATAGCAGTTACCCCCAACATCATGCCCTCGCCCCGTAGTTCCTTAATGCGTTGTCGGCTTGACTTAACAAGTTCCAGCGTAGCCCTTCTGTCTGCATTGCGCACTCGCTTGATACTAGTTGCAAGTGCTATTAGGCCACTGGTAGCAGCGACTGCCGCAAGAATAAGAGGGTTGATAGCAGCAACAAGGGCCGCTATAAAGCTACCAGCCGTCTTTAGGGCCGTTGCTACTCCCCCAGCCATCTTTGTTGCTGCCGTCTTTAGGGCCGTCGCAAAACCCCCGGCCGTCTTTGTTGCTCCTGACACATAACCCATCTCACTATATATCTTGGGCACTGTGGGAATACCAGTTACTTGCGTCATCCGTGCTGCGCCTCTTAGGGCACCCGCTGTAGGTATCCGTCCAGGCCGGGCAAGCGAGACGTATTCCATAGTTGCTGCTGCCGCATTAGCTTTCCTTGCTGCCGTCTGCTCTACAATCGTTGCAGTATTAGCTTTGTTCGCTAGGGCCTCCTTAGCCTGGGCAACTGCCGCCGCCTCTCCTGCTATTGTCTCCTCCACCATAGCAGCAGCAAGGGTCTGTGTGTTCTTCGACAATGCAATCTTAGCCGAACCCCATAGCGATATAAAGCGCAAGACCTGAGTCGCCAATCCGAGGAGTCCTATAACTGCACTAGTCACAGCAGGAACGCCCATAGCAATAGCAGCAGTCAACGTGGGGAAGGTCTTGGCTAACCCAGTGAGAACGTCGAAAAACTTTGCGCCAGCCTTCGCAAGCCTCATAAGGGTTGGTGCAATATCCTTGCCCACCTCAATGCCAAAGCGCCGCAATGAATCAAGGAAGTTGCTGAACGCTCCCTCTAGGCTTTCCATCTGCTTTGCAGCAACACCACCCCACTTTGCCTCCACCATCTTTACGAGGGCGCTCTTAGTATCATCGCCGAACTTCTTTACCTCCTCGCCCGACACGTGATACGTTTGCCTTAGCCTGCGGAACTCACCATTCGCGGCGTCCACGAGCGCCTCTGCTGCCCGTGCAATGTCATGAGCCTGCGCTGTTCCTGCCGCAGCCATATCAGCAGCAGTATCAATCCATTTCTCCATCTCCCTATCGGTAGTGGCCAAGCCCGATACCCTGAAGGCCATTGCCGCCCGCGAGATTTGCTCGAAGGTGAAGGGCAGCTTCGCTGCTTTCTTGAGAAGAAAGTCAACCGTAGTGCCAGCTTCCTCCGCTGAAGACCCCATCCCAATAAGGGTATTCTTCATGCGGTCGGCTGCACGGAAGGCATTTACGGCGGCAGCCTCAAGACCTACAATAGCGCCTGTTGCTATCATCAGCGAAAACTGCAATCGCTGGAGCGGCATCATCGCGATATTGAACTTCCAGGCGTACATGGAGGCCCTGTCGAGGGTTGCGGCAAGCATGTCAAGGCGACGACTACCTGTGCTGAGGTCACGTGATAGTTGCCGGAACGAGTGCGTCTGCCTGTCCGTAGCCTGTTTCAGCGCCCTGCTTGAACGCGCCGTCTTGGTCTGCGCTGCCGCCACCCTCGTTGTCGCAGCGGCATTTTGCTTAGCCTCGGCGGTAGCGGTGCGCGTGCTTTGTGCCTGCGTCTTCTGGGACCCGTGAAGGTCTGCTAGGCTATTCTGAACCTGCTGGAGACCCTCTACCGCACCCTTGTAATCGCTGGTTATGAGGAGGACTAAGTTGTCCTGGTAACCGCCTTGCGTTGGCATAGTCCAGCGCCTTTCATTGCCTCCCTGCCTACCGGAGAGTTATTGCTGTTCCCCCTCTGGTGGTTCCCAATCCCCAGCGTCATTGTACTTCGCGCCGCACACGCTGCAAGTCTTTAGTTCCTGCTCGCGTCTTTTCATGCACCTAGGGCAAACGTTCAAGGCTTGCCTCTCTAGCCTAGCCTTAACGCGACGATACGTTGCCAGTTCATCGAGGGCGGCATCGGGCACATCCTTCGGCAGCATACATGGCAGAATGTGCAACTCCTCGACGACGGCAGCGTATCGGTTGAAGTACAACTGGCCTACCCTAAAGGGCTGTTACTGTCTCCCTCCGGCGTCTCGTCGTCAGAGGCAGATACAGCTTGACGGGCTACCATTTCCGCGTTGTAGCCCATTCCAGAAATGGAGGCACAACGAACAGCTAAAGCACCTATGTCGGGCGAGCGGGATTCCATCAGGCGGGCGGCATCATCTGCCGTTATCTCAGGCTCCACCATGCAGGCTACTATCCACGCTAGTTCCAACTCTGCCTGCTCCTCAGCCGTGCCACCAGACTCCCGAATCTCCGTAAGTATCCGGTGGAAGTCCCTAAACCTCGCCGGTGCAATCTTCACGTCGAGGTCGAGGTCGTTGAGGTGGAATACCTCGATATGCTTCTCCAGCACCTCGTCAGAGGCCAGCCGCAGGAAGTCATCCTTTGAAGCAAGCTTCTCCTTAGACGCCTTCTTGGACTTCCGCGCAGACGCACTAGTCCCTTCCTTCTCCTCCGCCATAACATCTCCTCCCTTACTACGTGATTGTTGGCTCGTCGCCGTAGCCACGAATGGTTACAGCTTCCGTCTCTTCGCCTTGCCCCGTAGACGTTGTATTGTCTACAAGAACGCCGGTGGCGGCGAAGGTTTTGCCGCCCATGTCAGTAGTGACTGCTACCGTGCCTCCGGTGACCAGCATGTCCATGAAGTCGGCGGCTGAGTCAATGAGCTTGGTGCAAGTAATCTCCCAGTGCTTTAGGCTGGTGCGAGAGTGTGCCCAGTCGTCTAAGGCTGCTGAGAGGTCAATCTCATCCGCTGAGAGATGCACCGACCCATCGCGGAACAGCGCCTTCACGTCCGTGCCGCTGATGCTGAACACGGTTACGTCATGTCCGATTCGCCTAGCCATTCTCATGGCCTCCTATTCGTCCCTGGAGGCCTCCCGTGCCATACCGCTGTTACACCATTCTATCCATACGCCCTCTTCGCGGGACATCAAGCGCATGTCAGCAATACTCTTTTGCTTGATTTCCGGTGGAACCTTAGTGTCTGTCACACCCATGAAGTGGAACAAGGTCGCAGCAGGTTCGTACCATACTTCCCAACCCTCGCGCCATGCCCTGCAACAGTATTCCACGTCTGACGAACGATTGAAGAATCTCTCGTCCAGCAGGCCTATGTCCTCAATCATCTCGCGCCGCAAGAGGACACAGGCGAATGTATTCCACGGGACGGTCTCCGCCTTATTCCACGAATCGCGGGATACATAGCCCACCCTATGCACGAACCTAGAGTATGCGGCTAATATCCGCTCCTCTGCAAACACACCAGGCGCAAGTTCGGTCTCCGCCCTCTCGTAAAGAGGCACGGGGTCGTCCAATATGCGCCCGCCGCCGTGGATAACCTGGTCAGCACGAATCTGTCTATTGCCAACAATACCACATTGTGGGGAGATTTGCAAGCGTCTGAGCATCGCCGACAGCCAACCCTCCTCCAAAATGAGGTCGGGGTTCACAAGAGCGATGTGCTCCACGTCGTCTTGTGCCATGAAAAACTCTATCCCCTGATTTGCCCCATGTGTGTACCCGAGGTTCTCGTCGTTGAGGATATATTCCCCCTCCTTGAGGTTGGCGCTAATCCATTCTGCCCCTCCCTCCGTGCAGCCATTGTTGACTATCAGCAGACGGTAAGGCACCGTCGTCGCCGTAGGAAACTCCTCGACTATCCGCTGGACATGCTCCAGCGTACCTGCTGGCCCATTTAGCATGACAAGTCCTGTTGCCATCAAGCCTCCAACCTTTCTAGTATCTTGCCCAGCCAATAATCCCAATCTATCTGCTCCTGTGCTCGTTGCACTTCGTCTACGTCTTCGGGGTAGAAACTATCCCTTGGCTTGGAATGGTATGCTTCGGGTACGTCAATGCCCTCCAACGTGGGATAGTACTTCAGGCGGATGTCGCTTGAATACATGGGGAATACGCCATAGCCTGGAACGCCCAATGCGCCAGCTATGTGTAGAGGGCCGGAGTCAACGCCCACGAAGAAGTCGAGGAGGGAAAGGAAGGCGGTCAACTCCTCCTCGCCCGATAGCATCCCGCACATGTTGTATAGGCCGTCCCACATCTTCCTGACGACGTAGCGGTTTCCGTCCTCATCGCGATTGTAGGAACAAAGGTCATTGTACGTGCCTATCAATATCGCGGTATGACCCGCATCCGCAATCATGCGAGCCAGCGCGACCGCTGTTGCAACAGGGATGCTTCTCTCCGGCACAGTCGCATTGAAATGAATACCAACATACTTACCGCGAGGTGGGGGTAGAAGCCCCTTTACGTACTCGACAGCCCCCTGCGCAGGAACTAGCTTCGGCTGCTTCTCTTCGGGGGCCATAGCATCGCCAATCCCAAGGTAGTCGGCGAACACGTCAACGAGGTTCCGCTGCATCGTGTCCTTGAAGATGCCCTCGAACAACACAATCCTGTCGAAGGGAGTAAGGCGGTCTAGCATGGTCGGATACTCGAATGTCGTCTCCGCAAGGCCACAGAACCACCTCGGCCCCATGAATGGGACACCAAGAGCAATCATTCCAAAGTCGCGCCTCTTGCGTAGCCACCTAAGCACGGGGCGGAGGCTTACAAGGTCACCTAGACCTCCGCCGAACAGCAGGCACAGACTCTCTCCCTTGCGCAGGTCATCGTCCTTGTCATTCCAGGTGGGTAGTGAATACGGTTCAACGGTCGTCTCGTCGGGGATGACGAGCGACACGTTCTCCGCGAACTCATCGTGCGCCACATACCACGTGTGCGGCAGCAGCCTAATCTGCTGGATGCAGAACCTAAGGCCGCCGGATTGGTACGCCTTAGGGTGCTCGAACCTGATTCTTACCATATTGCCTCCCTAAACCTCTGCTTCTTCGTCCTTGACAACTAGCACATGCTCACAATCGGGGCACCAAAGAATCGGCCCGTTCTCGACGAGCCAGCCGCGAAGCGGCCCTCTCAAGGTATCTTGCTGGAAACACGCGGGGCAGCACTTATGCACAGCAGTATGATTGATACGCGCCACAAGCAAGGCTCCAGAGGGGTCTTTGCCCAGAATCTCCCAATCTGGCTTGTGTTGCCGCGCCACGAATCTGCCTCCCTAAACGCGTTATCCCTTTACGTCCGCGTCTTGCAATACATATTCGAATATCCTTGGGATGAAGATTGGCTGGAACCGGCGTCCCCTCTCCGCGAGAAGCTCCCAGAGGGGCCTTGGCCGCATACGCTTCGTGCCCTCGCGACAGAAAAGCCACTTCGCATAAGGTGCGCTATTGAAGAGGCCTCGCATGGAAACATTAGGCCCTCCCTGCATCTCCATGTGGAACCAGCCCGCCTTGACCGCGCCATTGTCCTGCACATTGATAAGACGGTCATCGCCGAGCGGCCCCGTGTTCGCACCGTATCTCCTAGAATAGGGATACCGCACCCCACCTTGCTTGACGCCCCTTCGGGCAGCCGCGACAGAATAAGCCGTGTAGCTCGACTCGCGAACCGCCTGCTCCTGAATAGCTATTGCCATATACGAACAATGAGCGTGAGCAGCATTCTTCATTCTGTGTGTACGCATCTTGTAGCGCCCAATAATCTCGGTGATGTTGGGGAATGAGACCTTCAAGGCAGGCATTATCGCTCACCATCCGCCATGATTTCGAAGCTGCTCATGTCGCATATATACGGCAGGCTATACGCCCTGAGGAACGAAGCCACCGGATTCTCCAAGCTGCTTGCCACCAAGCGGATGTCAACAACGTAGTCGAGGTCGAGCTTATTCGTCAAGTTGTACGCGGGAACGTTTATCTCCTTGGCCGCAAGGAGATTCGTCGTTACTGCCCGCATGAGCGCCATCGCCGCGTCGTAGAGATAGGCATTCGTTGGCTTCGTTAGCACCACGTAAGTCGTGAAGCGGAACAACTCCGTGGTCATGTTGGGCAGAGGGCTAGACATAGGCCATTGGTCATAGGTAAAGAAAAGCGCGGGATAACGTGTCTGCTTGTCAAGCCAGTCTATGGGATGGCCCTCCAGCTTGCTCTTCAAGGAACTAGCGTCAGCGGGAGCGTCTCCATGCCCCGTCCAACTCCAGTCGCAGGCGAGAAAGAGCTTGTCTTTGATTTCCTGTCTGTGGTCGGCCACTAGGTTTCCCTGTCCTCTGGCTCAAGCGGCAGCACCTCAGCCTGGAGGTGGCTGTCTTCCCCCGTCCTCGGGTTCTTGAACAGAAAGGGCTGTGTCTGCACAACATACTCTCTATCGTTCGACTCGTCCTTCACCACATCGTTCTTGCGCAAGTCGGCAGTCGGCTCCACGAAGAGAAGCGTTCGGTTCGTAGGAAGCACCCCCATCAGAGCATCACTTTCTCCCGCACTCTGATGGGATAGCAAGGCCTTGACGCCCGTGGAGATTGTGCTTGAGGTGCCAGTCTTGGGACGCTTCGTGGTCTCGTCCCACGTTGTAGCTTGGCGTGTTATTGTTATCTTCTGAAGAAAGGCGCCGTCTTTCATCGTTCAGTCTCGCTTTACTACGCCGCCGCCGCCCAGCAAGGCGCAGACACGCTGATATGCTAGGTTAGCATCCCTTCGTTCCTCCCGAATCGTTGCCCCATCAACGCTGTAACTTCCTGCCCGCCAACCTCCCTCACCCGCTTGAGTGTTCGCTATGTAGCGCAACGCGAGGGCCTCGAAGAGCATCACCAAGAGTTCCTCGTCTGCTGTGGGCACGGCGGAGATGGATGTGAAGGCCTTGGTGAAGACGTAGGGCACTATGTCATCTGAAGTAGTCGGCGTGGGGATAAGCCATATCTGTGTTCCGTCCCATCGCCATCTCCCATGCGTTACGTCTCGCAGTCGGTGCCGCTTCGTGTAGTATATCTTGGAGATGGAGGGGTAGTCGAAGTCTTCCTTGAGCACCGCAAGTTCGCTGAGGATTGTAGATACCACATCGGAGGTGCCAGAGGGTTCCCAATACACGTCCACCACTCGTAGCAAGCTGCTATCGGCATCATACTTCGTCTGATAAGCCACGGTAGTCAGCGTTGCATAGTCCATCTGCGGGCGATAGTGATTGTAGGTGCGCAGGACATCATCTAACAATGCTGTCGCCACGGCATCCGACATCTGCGTCGCGCTGATACCTCTGTTCCGCAGGTTGTTCAGTAACTCCGAAGAGGTCAAGGTTCCTCACCGCACGAATGGTAGCATATTCGTTGCAGTCGCGCAAGCACCCCCGAATAGTGGAACCGGTTCCACTATTCAGAGCAGCCTCCTATCGTCTACTGTGTCCAACTCCGCTGGCTCCCACAAGCGGCCCTGGGCGATTTCCCGCTCAAGGCGTTTGGCGGCCAACTCACAGTACTGTTCGCTTATCTCTATGCCGATGCCCCACCGTCCAAGGCGGTAGCAGGCGACGAGGGTAGTGCCGGAGCCGAGGAAGGGGTCGAGCAAGCGGTCACCCCCGATTGCTCTAATGAGTCGCAGAAGCAACCAGAGGGGTTTCTGGGTAGGATGTGCCGTGTCCTCATTCGAGTCGGGAATCACTACCGGGCCAGAGAACACATCGGGATATAGTGCATCTTGCTTTGCCCCAGGCGGAAGGAAATCAAAAGTCTGTCCCATTAGTCGCTCAATAGCCTTGCGGTCGTGCTGGTTGGGCACCATAAGCCCGTGTTCCCAGTTCGACCAAAGCCCAGTGGCGGGCCGCCCGATTGCCTGTAGCGCAGAAGAAGTCGTGAGACCTTTTGCCAAACGAACCCGCTTGAGTTCCCGACCAACAGCCTCTCTGTGCGCTTGACGCGCTTGCATCATGCGAGACTGACCCCACAGGCAGAGAGGTGTCCAAGTGTAGAGGAAGCCCCGCGACGAGACTGCTGTATATTGGTTGGTCTTATTCCAGACAATGACGCGAGGGTCTTCTGGAAGGATTGTCATAGCATCTCGGAGGCCGACCGTAGGCCAGAACGACAGTAGGCAGTCGCTTACACCGTACGCCTCCTGTACCGCACGTTGGATAAGAGCATACCAATCATCGTGCTGTAGCCCCTCCCCAGCAAAACCCTTGCCCTTGCCGTACGGCGGGTCAGTCAGGCACAGGTCGAACTCCCGCTCAAGCTCCGGCATGACCTCCAAGCAGTCCCCGTGGTATATCTCTAGGCCGTGCCTCTCGTCGCTCCAATAGGGTCTCACCGCGATAGCCTCCTCAACCCTTGGGCTATCGCCTCCGCCATAGGCTGAATATCCCAGTTCCCCCTCGCCCACCTGGAGGTCAGCCGCCGTTCCTCCTCCGTGGGGCCGCCCCTCTCGTAGCAATCCCTGAGGATGAACACCAGATGGTCAGCATTAGGTTCCGCCCATTGCCCCGACCTCTCTATGGCCCCGCCTTCGGGAATACCATACAGCCCCAGTACCTCGATGGGCTGTATGTACCGCGAAAGATAGTCTACCGGCCCCGACCAGCGCGTCACGAAGCCAGGCGTCCCACAGCAGGCTGCCTCTATCGGACATAACCCGTAGCCTTCACCACGAGTAGGCAGCACGAAGTAGTCGAGTGCTTGATAGAACTGCACGACCTTCTCGTGCTCCCAGTCGCCCTCAAACACCTGCACGTTCGGAAAGACAGTAGCCTCCGGCGGAAGCCACCTAGTGTCCCGCGTCTTGATGAGGAGGCGAGCGTCTTCCTTATCCGCCAGCGATGCGCCCCAAGCCCGCAGCAGCACGTCCACGCCCTTTCTCCGCGACATCACGCCCATAGTCCCGAAGGTGAGCTTGTTGCGGTCACGCAGGTCGCCGAGCGTGAATAAGCTACTGTCCACGCCACACCCCACCTTCCTCACCGGCACCGTGAGACAGTCTCGGAATACCGACAGGCAGAAGTCACTCGTCACCCAGGCCTCCGTAGCGTTCGCATTGAGGCCTTGAATGGCAATGTTGGGGAGCCTGGTCGTTTCCCACATCGTGAGGTGAACCCTGCGGACTGTGGGAATGAGGTGCGTCTCGTCGGGGGTTGCCAGCAGCAGGCCAAGATACCTGTGGTCTGCCTTGCGGGCAAGTGACTGCACTAGTTCGTCCGGCGCGCTTGGCGATATTCTACCCCTATGCGCCGTCACTTCTAGGGAAATGCCTCTCATGCGCTTCAGCCGCTTCACGAGCCAGGCGAAGAGCTTACCGTAGCCCGTGAAGCCCGTTACCGGCCCTTGAAACCTTGCTGCTGAACGCATCGCCTCGTGCATCCTCCCAACCTGCTAGTCTGCTATAATACCAGAATACCGATTCTCGGCGAATTAAGGCACCTTCCTGCGAAGAGAATGCTCTTTGCGACCTAATCCTATCGGGGATGTTCCCCTACCCTCTACGGGCTTCTATTCGCCTCAGCGTGAACATTTTGTGTCCAAGCCAATAGTGGAACCGGGTCCACTATTAGTGGCGGGAGCCTCCGGCGGCGTAGGGAGGCGGCGGCTGGGACAAGCCGCGCTTTGTTGGTTTCGGCCAGAGGCTCCCACATCGTCTTCTCGGCCTCCCTCGCTACTGCGTACCATAGCACATCGTGGGTAGGGTTGCAAGGTCACTCCCAAGAATCAGAGAAAGGTTACCCGCCCATTGGGTTGTCCGACGGGCCGATTTCTCTCTAGAGTTAACGGTAAGGTACTAGGTCTAGCCTTCTATTTGTACCTAACGTCGTTAACTACTTGTACCTCTATAGGACACGGATGTCCGGTTGTCCCGCACCGTTCGGACGTTTGTGTCCTATTGACAGGTATCGGACGCGGCGGTATGAAGAAGCGGCGGTTAGTATCCTCGCCACTCCTTGAGATACTCTATCGCCATTTCCTTTGAGGTCTGATATACGATGCAGAGATTGGTTCGGCCTCCTGCCTTGGTTCGGCGGCCCTTCCCCTTCTTGACCTCGATAAGGCCTGCTTTCTCTAACTTGCGGAGGTGCCTACGAATCGTTCTTGTGGAGACTCGCCGAGCCTTGGCAAGTATCTTCTGGCTGACAAATGTGCTCTCGTGCCCGTATGTGAACCTAGCAAGGGCAACGTACGTCATCTTATCCCCGTCAGATAGTTCGGGGTAGCCCCACGCGAAGGCGTTTGATAGATTTACGAATCCTGCCGCCATCAATGCGTCTCCAGGTACGATGTCGAGGACGGCCTCTGACACTATTGCCCCTTCTCTCCAAACTTGTTGGCGACAAACTCGGCGAGTTCGCCTTCCCATGCGAACCACTCGCCCTTGACCCGTTGGGCCTTAAACCTCTCGTGCATTTCGGCCTCTAATACCGCGCCCCCTCTTATAGTTCCGATTATAGACAGCCTGCTCGACCTGCCCGACTGCAATTGAGTGCGGCGTCGCTTGGGGTCGGTTGAACAGCCTATCTTAATGCGGGTGTGGTCGTCTGTGCCTATGAAGTAGACCCAACTGTCTTCTACTCCCGTGAATACACGAGATGGGAGGTAATACTCAAAAGTATCTTCGTTGGGGTGCCCATGGGGTATGAGGAGACCAACGGCCACTAGTTTTTCGAGGTGCCGCCTAGCGGTCTGTATGTCTATGTATCGCTTTGCTGCAAGTCCTTCGAGGGAAACTTGGACGATAGAGAAACCCATTGCGGATATGGCAATAGCCATGTATGTTATTTTGTCCTCGTCACTTAGGTCGGGGAAGCCGAATATCAATTCATAGGGCACGCGCACCACGTATTCATCATCCATCGTTGTCTGCCTCCTTAACAAATGAAGCCCACCCAAAGCTTAGGTTCTTTCCGGTCAAGGAGCGAGCCTCATCGCTTCGGGTGGGCAATTCGGTTGTCGGTACACAAAGTAAGAGGTTCACTCCTTGACCGTTGCGGGGAGTATAGCCTGCTGGAGCAAGCGAGTCAAGCCTTTTTGCAGTATTCAGGGGGCGCCTGGCGTCACCCCCGCCGGAGTTGTGTCCACCCACCCACCCTGCATACTCCGGCGGCTCTAGCTCCGTCGAGCCACTAGGCGGCCCCCAAACTAATAGTGGAACCGGTTCCACATTTCAGGGATGCTCCACGATGAACCGACAGGCCGCCCGTACCGCAGCTAGCGCCGCAGCGTGCTCTTCGAGGCCCTGTTCGCGGGCGCGGTCGTATGCACCGAGGGCGGCTTCCGCGCAACCCATACGGTGCTGCGACCAGTCTGCGCGGCTGGCGATGTAGCCACAGGCCCTGCCCGCCGCCAGGAGCTTGTACGCCTCCTGGATGCGACGGCTTGTGCGGCTACCTGCCAGTCGGCGGATGTTCGCTAGCAGCTTGCTCATAATATGCGGCCTCCCCTGAAATGGAGAATGGCTCGTCCGTGAGATTCGGCGCTACATGTCTGAGTGTGGCACCGGCCCCCAGGCTCGCGGCCAGAGGTACAGCTTCCGCTGCTCCCGCAGGTGCTTTGTCACGAGTTCGCAGTCGGTGAGGTCGGCGCAGTCGCGTACGGTCACGCGGTAGTGCCCGTCAGACAGGTGCGCCTCCGTGACCATGTTCGTGCCTAGCCGGACGACCTTCACGGTTTCGGGCAAGCTTGCCTCTCGCGCCGACCGCAGGGGCCGGTAGTAACCGCTGATGCGGGAGGCCATGCGGGAGAGGTCGCTGATGACCGTGCCGGGTCCCCGTGAACTGCTAGTGTTTTCGGCGAAGAGGCCATCACCGAGGAAGACGCCGATGTGTCCAACGGCACCGTTCACCTTTACCTTCCACACCGGCCAGCCCCAGACCGCGTGGCGTCCGAACTTATGGTAGGTCAGCGCATTGAAACACACAAGATCGCCAGGCTCAGGCTCGTCTACCGCGAAGTCCTGCTGGTGCAGGTTCCGCTCAGTCCACACGGCAAATCGTCCCGCCCACGGCGGCCATTCGATGCCTGTGACAGCAGCACAAACCTTGCGGGCGAATCTGCTGCACCAACCGCCCGCAATCAGGTCGAAAGCCTCCCCGTTGATACTTATGTGCGAGAGACCATCGCGTTCGTGAGCGTAGGCTGCTGCGCGTGCGATGTTCGCCGCATCAGCGTTAGTTCCCGTCACGGGGATGTTCACAGCGTCCCTCCTCTCAATCCCACAGATGTTGCCACCATTCGCCGAAGAGTTTCAGGCCGCGCTCGTAGCGCGGTTCACCATCAGGCAGTTCTTCAGTCGCATCGCCGGACTCCCAACGAACCTTCAGTTCAAGGGCGTACACTATATCGTCGAGGATGGCCTGCCAGTCCTCGGGCGCAAGGGAGCTAGGATGGGACATGTGGTGGTCGCGCAGGTGGCGCACTCGCGGCAAGGCGTACCGTGCGAGGTAGTCGCACAGATTCCACGCCTCCACGTAGGCGTAGCCGATGGTGCGCCGCTGCCACCACTCCTCGGCGGCTTCCCTGGCGCGGCACAGGGTGCGGTAGACACGCCAGAAGTGCCGCCCCAAGTAGCACCACCACCAGCCCTCGGGTTCGGTGAGCACGTCGTCAAAGCATACATTGCTCATTCTCTGCCTCCTGCCAGTTTAAGCTGCCTTGGTTCCGGCGTAGTCAGTCATTGCAAGGCCCTAGTACTACCGTGCTATCGCCCGTGATGACGTATTGACTCACTAGTATCTCCCGCTCCTTGTACAGCCGCTCTCAAGCCCCACCACGGCATTTCCCGCGTCTTCGTGGGGGTTTGCCTCATTCGCAGATTCCCCCCAGCTTAGAGCGCGTTTATCCGCCTTTCTTCGGCTTGGCGCGGCCCGCGACCTGATGTTTCCAGGCAGCGTAGCTACCCAACGCGCTCAGTATCGCCAGCAGCGCGCTTAGTAGATTGCCGGTCGTCGCGTATGCCCCCACACCCGCCAGCAGCGCCACGAGATACTGCTTCACCCGCGCCTGCGTCAGGTTGAGCGCGGGCCAGTAGTGGCGCACCACGCCGAAGACGACTGACGCCGCCGCACCTATCAAGGCCGCTTGCGCCTGCGGGTCAAGCGCCGCCCACCACAGCCAGAATGCTTGCATTGCTCAGACCTCCTCTCCCTCTATTCTATGTCGAAGTGCATTTGCGGACTGTTTGCCCCATTTGCTGCCTGGCCCGATAGCCACCAGTCCCAGTAGTCCTCTGGCGTTGCGAAGTCATCTTGGATACGTGGGCGCAAATGCCAGAGTTTGTGGGCAGTCTGCTCCAAGAGCCGCCAGAATGTCGGCCATCGCACCATGCTTGCGTCGCGCTGTGCCTTGCTCTGAAATGGGCAGATAACACAACCCAAGCGGTCAAAACCCTCGTCGTACAGGCTGCAATAGGGCAGACCTCGGCTATGAATATAGCTCCATACGTCTGCTGATGTCCAGTCGCGAATGGGCGACACGAACCATTTGTGCGATTTCGTACACGCTGCCACAATGGGTCGCTTGGCCCGGCTCACACTTTCTTGGGTGCGCAAGCCTACTAGTACAATTCGCCCTATCCCCCCCAGTTCTTTGAATGCCCGACAACACCAGCGCATCTTGCGTGTTGGCAGCGTCCCGCGTATGAGCGCCATTTGGAAAAAGTTCAATGGAGGTACTTCCCAAGCCACGCATGGGTACTCGTGCTTGATGAACCGTGTTAGTTCGGGCGGGTCAATCGTAGTCATACCGTAGTGCGCATCGAAGCGCACTTTGGCCCGAACCGCTAGGTCGTATAGCACTACGCTGTCCTTGCCGCCGCTGAAGGCGAGATAGTATCCCTCTGGCGGTTCAAACTCGCGAATGACCGCAATGCTCCGTTCAATCGCGTTCTTGCCATCTAGGGTTAGTTGCATTCTCTATTCAGCTTATATGTGCGGGCGCATTGTCTAATCCGGGCCTAATTCCTGACCTAATTCCGGCCTAATTCCAGTCTAATTCCAGACCATATGGTCTGTTGCCAGACCGCCCGTGCCTACTCCACGTTCGGCGGCCTCAGCCCCGGCCGCGTTATCTCCGGCACATCGTCGAAAGACAGGTACACCTTCAGCTTGAGCCTTTGCGCGGCCTCGTGCTCATAGCTTGCGCCCTCGCTGTCCTCCCAACCATCAACCATCATAATCGCGTGCATGACCGGTAAGAATGATATGCACCATGCGAGCCACTTGCTGCGTTCCTCCGCGCTCTGCTCAAGCACGTCTCCCGGCCATACGCCACGGTGCGGACAGAACGGCCGGTGCCCCATACTCCAGAGGCGGTAAAATACACCATTAGCCGTCATGATATTGCGCTCAACCGTTTCCCAGTCGGGCCCCGCCAACGGCCCGCTCACGAAGATGCGCTCCTCGCCGTTGGGCCCGGGGCCGAGCTTCTCCATCGCCCAACCGTAGGTGTAGTCTCCCTCATCTAGCCATTCCTCGTAGCCCTGCCGGAGCAGGTAGTATGGGCTGGCGTCATAGTTCTTGGTGCCGTGAAGAGTGCGGCCTCGTACTGTACGGCCCTCCCCGTCACGCCTTATACGGCCCCAATGTCGCGCCTCAGGAATCATTCCTCGGCCTCCCTTGTCTGCGCGAATCTGTCGTGTGGCGTGAGCACGTTGCTTCCTTCCTCGATAGCCACTTCATTGATGTTGAACTTGTCGGCGAGGTCAATCTCGAACTTCCAGGTCTCGCCCTTGCGGGGATGGAAGCCGTTCATCAGTTGCCGAGGCCGCGAGGCGTAGCCCATGCCTATGCTGTAGTCTGTCGCGCCGACCCACGAGGGAACAAGTTCCCATCCTTGCCCCCTGCCCTCTACGTGGTGGTGACCGACTCGCATCATATCCCACACCACGCCGAAGAGGCTATCAAGGCGCATCTTCAGCCGGTCAAGCCCGTAGTATGGCACCCCCGCGTAACGCTTCGCTTGGTGGCCGTGGCAGATGACAGTATTCCAACGCTTGCCGCCCTTCGAGTAGTCCAGCAGGCCGAGCGTGTCGTCAATGAAATAGCCGAGATATGGGCCGTCGGATAGGTTCGTCGTGACGTTGGCCTGCTCCTCCAAGGCGCAGTTCATTATGTAGTATAGCAGCCAGTCGGTATTGAGCGTCGTGCCCTTCGTTTTCCCGTGATTGCCCTCCACCTCATACACAGTCACCGTCTCGAATATGCTGGCGAGGAAGCGCACGAGGTCGGCCATCTGGTGAGCGCCCCACACAATCTGCTCGGTCAGGTGTTGGTCAATGCGAAATGCTTGCCCCTCAAAGATAGCCTCATGCGTGGTCATGTCGCCGTACATGTGCAAGAAGCAATGCTTGACCGGCCAAGTCTTGCGGACGTGCCCATTGAGAATGCTCTCGATACCCTCCTGGAAACGTTCCTTGCGCTCAAGGAACACGTCCTTATTGTACTCTTCCAGCCCCGCCACCTGCTCGCGTCTGACCCATTCGCCGATATGCACATCGGCTACATGCAGCATACATAGCTCTTCGTCAACGCTCTTCGTGCGCGGGAGCTTGTAGCGCGGCTTTACGGGGGGAAGGCGTCGTACCTCGCTGTGGATAATGTCGGCGAGGACGGCGTAGGCCTCGCGGAACTTATCGAGTTCCTTGCGGAGTCTATCAGCCTCGCGTTCATGAAACTGGGCGCGGGCAGCGAAGTCGTCTATGGGTTCGGGGAGTTCCTCTTGCTCCGGTTCCTCGCGGTTGTGTTCGGCGGCGTTGCCCCACCTGCGGTGAATCGGCAAGCCTAGCTTCCGCCAGCGGACTGAGATATTGCCCTTCGACTGCGGCGAATAGTCCACTATGCGCACGGCATTCGTCGGGCTACCCTCTGCGGCCTTCCAGAGGAGCTGCTCGCCCCAGTCGCCGAGTTCTTCGCGATACAGACCTTGCTTGCCCCAGTACGGCTTGAGCAGGGCGTGGGCCTCTTCTGGCGTGAGGGCGTTTATGTCCTTCTCTGTGTCATCTGCCACTATGCCTCGCCTCCCGCAGGCGCGACTCATTCGATGCCGAGCTTAGCGGCTATCCGTGCATTCTGAATACGGATAGCCTGCACGTCCGCCTTGATTTGCTTGATGTCGTCGCGACGATCTGCTTGTCCTGGTAGTCCACCTGCGTCTGCAAACGCGAAAAACTCGCGCCCCAAGCGAAGACGCTCCCGCCGACGGCGATGATGGACAGCAGCAGGCCTATCCAGAAGCTTGCCCGCGACACGATGTAGTTCCCGTTTCCGTCCGACTTCGGCATAATCCTACGCCTCTCAATCGTTGAGCAGATCGGCGACATTGATAACGTCGTTGGCGTCCGCCTTAGTGCCGTCTATCTCGAATGTCTCACTCTGCGTTTCGGTTGTACCATCTGCCATGAGACGCACAATGCGGATACTCAGCCACTCCGTATTCTTCGGCACCTCCCACGTCACCTGCCCGTTGGCGTCCGACACGAACGGATTCTCCTCGGTCAGGGTTACGAGGTCGTCTGCGCCCAAGCCAACCGGCTGCATGTTGGTGACGTAGACAGTCCAGTCGTTCTCGCCGACTAGCACGCCCTCCTCGTCCGTGCAGTTCATGACTAATGCGTACTTATCGGGCGAGGACGGTGCGGGGATGCTCCGCGCCGTGAGCGTGTAGGTCTGGGAGGTATTGCCGCTCACGGTGAGCGTATTATCGCTTGCCGCGTAGTTCACGGTCGTCGGCGACAGGAAGTGATAGTCATCGTCATCAAGGTTGAACACGACTTGACCGTCGGAATCGGTAGTCGCCGTTGCGATAAGGTTGGTGCCCGTGCTATCCATACAGGTGATTTTCAGGTTGCTTACAGCATTGGCGTCGGCGTCATTGTAGGTCAGCGTGACTACGCTGCTGCCGGTGCCTGCGCCTCCGGTCTTCCATGCATCATCACCGCGCTCGCGGATAGCCTCCACGCTATCGGTAGACGGGTCAAACGTGCCCCCGATGTCACTAGGCGCAGGAGCGTCCTTGCTCGCGAGGGCCCTGATGCCTCCGAGGATGGTATTCGCACCGCTGCCTGTCCAGGCACCTAGCCGATTCAGGATGACCGTCTGATTCGCGGCTGTCGCGTCGCCGCCCATGCCGTCCAGTTGCGGATGTTGCTCTCGGCTGTTGCAACTGTCGTGCCACCGGTGACATCACTTGCCGAGTGCGAGGAGCGCGAGCTTATCTTAGCATCGAGGTAGTCCACGATAAGCTTGCCTATGCTACCCGCCTGCGTAAGGCCAGAGGTCAGCGCATCCCAGATTGCCTTGACCGCATTAGCGGCCAAGCTATTGACCGTTCCGATGGTCACGCTGGACTGGTCATCGGCGAGTGAGTAGTCGCCCTTGTCGGCGTTAGTACCTACGGTCACGCGGCCTGAGGCGTCGGTAGCGAGTTTGTTGGCGGGTGTCACGAGTATATCGGCCACTATCTCGTCTACGGCGTCGTCCGCTAGGGCATTAGCGTCTAGTGCGCTAGCCCCGAACTTCGCGGCGGTGATAGCCCCGTTGACCAGGTTCATCTCGTCACCAGCAGCCGCAAAACCGGAGGCCTTGAAATCGTCTACGCTAGTGACTCCATTCCCCTTGACCTTGCCGATGTCCACCTCGTCCGTGCTCGCGTCGAAGTCACTTATGTTGCCGGTCGGAAGTTTGTCATCAATCGCCGCTATCCGCTCGTTGATGCTGTTGCTCGTGGGGGTCGCGGGTATCGCTGTATCGAGAGCGTTGTCAACCTCAGCGTTCACGTCCGCCTTGGCCTGTACGCCCAGGGCGTCAACCTGCCCCACGGTTACGGCACTCTGGTCGGCAGCCAGGGAGTAGTCGCTCTTATCATTGTTCGTGCCGACCGTCACGTAGCCGGAAGCGTCTGTCTCTAGGGTGTTCGCCGGTGTGGAAAGGATGTCCTCCGCCCTCAGCGCAGGGTCAACGGCGTAGTTCGACCATGCATTATCAGTCCCATTGTCTACCCTGCCACCGTCAGACCCACCGGACGCACAGAAAGCGAATGTGTTCTGGTCTGCTCCGCTTACCGTCTGGAATCCGGCGGTCGTATTCCCCACACTC